TTCTTTAGGGAAATACTTTTTTTGAAGTTGGGCCATCTAAATAAAATATGACTTCTATCATACTATGTATATGAGTTTTTATGGCTTATAAGGGGAAATTTCGTCCAAAACGACCAAAGAAGTACAAAGGTGACCCAACACAGATCATTTATAGATCACTTTGGGAAAAAAAGTTCATGGAATATTGCGATCTAACTGAGAGTATAAGTCAATGGCAATCAGAAGAATTTTGGATTCCATATAAGAGTCCCTTAGATAACAGAGTACATAGGTACTTTCCAGACTTCTTTATCAAATACAGAGACGCACATGGCAAAATGAGAAATGTGGTTATTGAAGTTAAACCAGCAAAACAACTGAAAATGCCTAAAAAGAATCCCAAAAAGAGAACTAAATCATGGGCATATGAAGTACAAACATATGTTGTTAATCAGGCAAAGTGGAAAGCAGCAGAGTCCTACTGTGCTGATAGAAAATATGAATTCAAGATCATGACCGAAAAAGAACTAGGAATAGTATGATCGCAGAAGACATCAAAAAAGCAGCAGGTAAGAAATTCAAAAGTGGAGCATGGTATGTCTCACAATTAGAAAGTGCCTTAGCAGCTAGACAAGAAAGTGAAACCAGTCTAAGTGACACATCAGGATTTGAAAGATATGGTATGTACTTCTTTTCCTATGGTGTAACACACCCAGACAAATATGAATTTTGGGATGTTCAACCCCTAGCAGTTGTATTAAGAATAGACAGAGATGGGTGGTTAGGATGTAACTTACATTATATAAATCCCGATTATAGAGACGCTGTTGCGAATGGCTTACTAAATAAAGGTACGACTGTGCCTAAAAATAGTTTACATAAGTATCACTATTCTGGTATAGGAAATCAACATAGAGTACCTGATGATGAAGATTGGGGTGCAATATCCCTTTTGCCCACTGAACAATTTATACATAAAACTGGAAGAAAGTACCCTAAACACAGAGCATTCAACTGGCGAGCATAATGGCTGCATACGGTTCTAGAAAAATTACAGCAGAAGACAGAGCAAGGTTAATAGCCGACTCTGAATTTGGTGCTGAATTAGATACTGGACATAAAATTCAACAAGGTAAACCAGACGGTACTGTAGAAGAATATAAGACATTTCATAAGAGAGGTAGCGATACTACAATTAGACCAGTAGATGATCAAGGTCAATTAAAGCTTAACAGAAAGCCAATATACACCAACGGAAAAGTAGATCAAGCAGAAATAACTCCAGCAACAATTAATGGACAACCAAATGCAGAATATCTAAGTCCAGAAGATCAAAAGAATATGCATGAGGATACTCAAGTAGCAGTATCCAAGTATGTAGAGGCTACAGGAGAACCTAAACAAGCATGGATGAGAACAGATGGATATACAGACGAAATTGAAGAGACATATGCGGATTTCCTAAGTACAAAGAATGAAGAAGTAAAAGATGGTCTAGTAATTGAAGCTAATAATGAGAAGGAAGGTAACATGTGGACTGCATATACAAATTATGCAAGTAATGTCTGGAGTGGGGTTGCTGATATTGCTGGAACTTTTTATGATCTAACAGGTAGGGGTAGAGGTCAGGCACAAGTAATAACAGATCAAACAAAAGAAGCAATGTTGAATGGTGAAGATGCGATGTTCAAAAGGATAGTGAAATATCCTATGGATATGGCAGCTAATCAAGATCATTTCTTCATTCAATGTTATGCATATCAACCTCCATATCAAGAAGCATTAAGCGGATCCGAAGGAGCAGGTCTACTTCAACCAGGCAAAGAAAGAGATTCTGGTTTGGCATTTGGTATAAAAAGACGTTCACCATATCAAAAGAAATTAGGAGCAGGGATTAAACTACCCATGCCTAATAATATGATGGATAGTAACTCAAGAAATTGGACAGTAGATACTATGAACACCAAAACAATGGGCGCAATCCAACAATCTGGAAAGAATGCTATTGGTAGTTGGTTAACAGGTGACTTATTTGGTTGGGGTGGTACATTAAGGAAACTATCTCAGAAAATAGATATCGCTACACAATCTAGTGGTAGAACTGACATGATGGCACAACAAGTTAGTCAGTTGGCTGCAGAACAAGGAGTTGATGTTTCTCCTGAAGATATATTACAAAGAAGTACTGGTGTTATTGCTAACTCCAACACAGAACTACTATTCTCTGGCGTAAATATAAGATCATTTGAATTTCAATGGACTATGAGTCCCAGAGATCCCCTAGAGGCACATAATGTTAGAATGATTATTCGTGCTTTGAAACAATGGTCTGCTCCTAGAAAACTAAAGAAAATTCAGTCAGGAGAAGATAGATCAGGGACAGGTCAAGCAGGTGGCCCTTCATACTTCTTAGGAACACCAAATATATTCAGAATAAGATACGTCACTGCTGGTAATAAAAATATCCTTGGTGTAAACAAATTCAAAGCAGTTGCTTTAACTGGTATTAATGTTAACTACACACCAGAAGGACAATGGATGTCCTATGAAGGAGGTATGCCCATATCTGTAAATATGAGTCTAAGTTTCCAAGAGTTAGAACCAATCTATAACACAGATTACAGTCCAGATGTTATGGATGGAAGGAAGTGGGATCCAGACGATCCTGAGACTTTAGGTGATCTAATGCCAATTAGTTTGATCAAACAATATGATACTTCAACTTCAGATGTAGGTTACTAAAATGAAAGGTTATTTTGCTTATTTTCCAGTATTAAACTACGTCTCTAGGATGACAGATAGGTCATCCAATGATGAATATATTCGTGTAAAAAATATCTTTAGACGGCCAAAGATTCGTGATGATATGATGAGTATTGTCACTGCCTTTAATGACTATATGATCCTTGGCAATAAAAGACCAGAAGAGGTTGCCATGGATGTATATGGCGATCCTCGTCTGGACTGGGTTATTCTTATTGCTAATAATATTACTAGATTAAGAGATGAATGGCCCCTTACTGATGTTGATTTTCAAAAATATGCAATAGAAAAATATGGCAGTGAAGAAAAATTACAAGAAGTACATCATTATGTAACACAAGTTATGTTTGATGATAATAAGAGAGTAGTAATACCAGAAGGACTGGTAGTAGACTCTAACTTTGATTCACGATACCTAGAAAGAAATAAAGCAAGGCAAGAAGAAGTTACCTTTGCTGGGGGTACTAACTTAAATCCAATCGATAGTATAGACAATGCTGGAACAGTTAAAGATAGTTCTGGTAATGTAGTAATCCATAAGAACATATTGCCAGTAACTAACTATGAATTTGAAGAGATGGAGAATGATGCAAAGAGAAGAATAAAAATAATAAAAGATGATTTCCTAGATGTAATTATGAGTGATATGCAAAAAGTTATGAAATATAAGAAATCTTCTCAGTTCATTACTAGAAGAGAGAAATGGGCATACAACCCAAGACTCAGCGGACAATAAAAAAGGGGTCGTAAGACCCCTTTATTTTATGACTCTGCGAGTTGTTGGAAATAACTCAGTGCGTCATCCTCTTCTTCTGTCGTCTCCTCCTTAGCTGCAGCAGTAAGTTTACTCAACTCCTCATCAACAGGAGCAGCAACCTCACGATGATTATCTTCATCGGCAACCTCTGGATCTTGGTAACGTAAGGAACCAGTTTGTAGTTTAGTACCTAGAACTGTATCCAAACGTGCCTTGAGAGCATCATAGGATTTGAACTGATCATCAGCAGTAAACTCACTGAGATCGTAGATCTTGTTATAGATCTTTTCTAATTCGTCATCATCATCTAAAAGTGCCTCAACCTTACCAAACTCTGAACTATCATAGTTCCAGAATCCAGCAACTTGCTTGATCTTCAACTTGAAGTTAGCACCTTTCCAGAAATCAAAAGGATTAATTGGTTCTTCATCCTCAAATTCTGGTTGCATGGAAGCAGTAATCTTATCAAAGATTTTCTTTCCAAACTTATAAAGAAATACTCCGCCCTCATTTTCAGGGTTAGAAGAGTCCTTAACTACATATACGTTTGCATAGTAGGAAAGTTTACGCTTCTGTTTACGAGCAATATCCTTATCTGATTCACGACCACTGTTCCAGAGACTTCTGTTGAGTTCTCCTACAGGATCATCTTTACCAAGTGTGGTTAAAGAGTTCTCAATATACCATCCACCAGGCCCTTGGAAGGCATGACTCCAAACTTGTGACCAAGGAAGTTCACAGTTGGCGTGTGCTGGAAGGAAACGAATTACAGCATAACCGTTACCTGCTTTATCTACAGCTGGTTTCCAAAGACGTTCATCAACATTCTTACCACCTTTTTCGTTGAGTTTCTCAACTTTTTTCATCAATCTCTCTGTAAGAGAGCCTGCTTTAGATTGTTTCTTTAATGCAGCAAATGACATTTAGTATTCTCCGTATGTTTTGTATTTTTAGGATTGTTTGTATTATACCGAATTATGAGTCCTTAGGCAAGTTATTCTCTAACTTTTCTAAAGTCTGACTCATTAGTTCAAAAAATGAATTAATGTCTTGGCCAGGTTGAAGACCTAAGAACTTAGCAGATTCTATAATCTGCTTTCTCATTTCAATAGCATCAGGATCATCCTTCTCTAACTGCAAGCGAAACATAAAGTTCTTTTGCTTTTCGAGAAGTTTTTTCATATTAGAAATATGTCTCCTACCTTCCTCACTATTAGGATGGGTTTTAAAACCCTTGGAAACAATTCCGCTCATAATATCTTCTTGAAGCTCCTGTATCTCGGCCATTGCGGCTCTGACTGTTGGTGCTTTAAAGAATTCACTCATTTTTAATTTCTGATGTACTAGTATTTATAAGGGTTTAGCGTCTTTTTATCCACCTTGGAAGGTAGAATATTCCGAAAGAAAGACCCCAAAAAATAGCTAACGCTATTATATGTAATACTCTATTAGGATTGACTATTAACCCAAGAGTTACAAGTCCTATCCAAATATAATCTAGAGTACCATGAAAACGATACCAAATATTGGCACCAAACTTTTTAATAAATTTATCTCTTTGTCTTGCGAACCACGGTGATACGTGCCTCATCATAACAAATCCTTCATTGAAGAACATGACAAAGAATCCAATCCAAAAAATCATATCGGTAGTTTAGATCTAGAAGTTCTCTTTAAGTAATTTAACTCGGTAGCTTCTGCTTTTAACTTGTCTTTGAGAGGTTTGGAAATTAATTTCCCTACAGATTCAAATTCAATGTTTTTTTCTT